ATCTCGTAGATTACAAGACTAGCAAGAACGCCAAATACGCCGACACTAAACAGTTGGACTTGCTAGCCGGTGCTGTGTTCGTGCACTACCCCGAGATTGTTGAGATCAAGTCTGGCTTGTTGTTTGTAGTTAGCAATGAGTTTGTAAAGAAGAAGCACGAGTACATAATGAAATCGTCGTACCTGAACTGCATGGAGCCGGAGCTGATCAGGTTGGAAGCGGCGATGAAGAGCGATGTCTGGAATCCTGTAACGGGGCCGCTGTGTAAGTTCTGCCCTGTTACTGAGTGCACACATAACAGGAGAGGCTAATGAGCGACGAGCTAGATCAATCCGCTGTAGACGCAGCGATCATTCTTGAGAACCGCGTCAATGAGCGCATCCGCGAAGCGGTACAGCATGAAGTTAGAGCGGCGGTAACTGCGCAGGTAAATCAAATGTTTAACCAATGTAAAACTTCGATGCTCATGGAAATAACCACAAGCATCAATCAAATGCTACGTGGCTTTATCGAGCAGGAACGTAAGCCGTTGTGGGAGTTTAAACCTGAAGAATTTAAAGGTATAAGCGATGACACTAGATGAAGCACAGGAATGTATAGATGCGGTGCTGAAGGCACACCCTAAGCTAAGTTTGGACGCACACGGATTATCTAGGTCTGACCACAGCGATGCTGATCCTGTTAAGCGCCCTATACAACCACAAGAATTTGCGTCAGCAGTCGAATGGCTACTCAGCTACGACGCTCTTGATCGTAGAAAAACAATTAACACCTCCACAAGCAGTTACGGTTGGAAGCATGTAGCAGAACGAGAACTAGATACGTATATAAGCAACGGCGCTTTTATCTGCGCTGCTTTATATTTGAACTACAGAATGCGGCGGCAAGACCGCTCATCACCTAACGCATACTTTAATTTAAGGAAGGACAACCGCCATGCCTTACGTTAACAAACCCCGCCCGTACAAGAAAGAGTACGAGCAATATCAAGGCACCCCTGAGCAGCTAAAGAACCGTGCTGCGCGTAACAAGGCACGAGCCGACATGATGAAAGACGGCAAGGTGCATAAGGGTGACGGTAAAGATGTAGCCCATACCAAAGCCCTGTCTAAGGGCGGCAGCAATGCGACTGGTCTGAAGGTCGAGAGTGCTGGCGCTAACCGATCATTCCTGCGTGGGTCTGATCGTAGCCTGAAGTCCGAAGTCAGTAAGCGTGAGCGTAAGAAGTGATGGTAAAGCACTTCCCTGCGGACGGGGATGAACCTGTAGATGTTGAAATGTCTGTGGAAGATGCCCGCATGATCTGGCTGACGATGCTAGGTTCAGGCTGGGTAGATGAAGCAGTACTTATAGATGCGGCGTTTCGTTCGCCGCTCGACATCGCTGGTGCTGTTTTAGATTATGAAGGTTTGATTGAGTTTGACTTTCACAAACAAAGAATAAAACTTAGATGCAGATCGTAGATAACAAAGTCATCGTCATTCGGACGAGGCGTCCGCACCTCGTTACAGAGAAGATCAAGAAGAGCAAAATCATCGGCTGGCTCCCTGATGGGCTGCACGATGTTGCAGTTTATTACGGACTCAAAGAAGTTCAGGAGCTAGCTAAATTGAACATAAAGAATGTACCCTCGACTATAACGAGAGACTACACATGGCCCGGGCAGTTTAAGCCATTTGCACATCAGAAAGAAACCGCATCGTTCTTAACCCTACGCAAGAAGGCATTCTGTTTCAACGAGCAAGGTACAGGTAAAACCGCCGCTGTGATCTGGGCATCTGACTATCTGATGAACATAGGCGCGATACGTCGAGTGCTTATCATCTGCCCCCTGTCTATTATGAAGTCAGCATGGCAACAGGATTTGTTTCGCTTCGCTGTGCACCGGACATGCGACATCGCCTACGGCAAACGTGAGCAGCGCAAGGCTGTGATTAACGGCGACGCTGAGTTCGTCATCATCAACTTTGACGGGGTCGAAATAGTCCAAGAAGACATAGCCAACGGGGAGTTTGATCTTATCGTCGTCGATGAAGCGTCTGCATATAAGAACATACAGACTAACCGATGGAAGACGCTTAAAGCGCTAAATACTCCTGATCGTTGGATGTGGATGCTGACTGGCACACCGGCTGCGCAGTCGCCTGTCGATGCGTTTGGGCTAGCTAAGCTAGTCAACCCTGACAAGATACCTAAATTCTTCGGGCAGTTCCGTGACAAAGTGATGGAGAAGGTTGGGCAGTTCCGTTGGATACCACGCAAAGATGCGGAAGTCACTGTGCATAACGCATTACAACCAGCAATCAGATTTGAGAAAGCGCAGTGCCTTGACCTGCCGGATGTTACCTACGTCGAACGTGATGCCCCGCTGACCCCTCAGCAAGACAAGTATTACAAAACACTTAAGCAGTTAATGGTTATGCAAGCTGCGGGTGAAGAAGTAACGTCAGTCAATGCTGCGGTGCAGCTTAACAAGCTGCTACAGATTTCAGGCGGCGCGGTGTATTCCGATACGAAAGAAGTTATTGAGTTCGACGTGTCGAACCGCTTGCGTGTGATTCAGGAAGTTATTGAAGAAGCTAGCCACAAGGTGCTGGTATTCGTACCGTTCTCACACACCATACGATTACTTAAAGAACACCTAACAAAAGAAGGTATAACGTGCGGCGTTATCAGCGGACAAGTTTCCATTGGACAACGTAATGATCTGATAAGTGCGTTTCAAGAACAGCAAGACCCGAAGGTGTTAATCATTCAACCACAGGCAGCTAGCCATGGGCTTACACTAACTGCCGCTAATGTAGTAATCTGGTACGCCCCTGTCACTAGTGTGGAAACGTATCTCCAAGCGAATGCACGGATCAACAGGCCGGGGCAAAAGAACGCCATGACCATTGTGCACATTAAGGGTAGCGAAGTAGAGAAAAGAATGTACTACATGCTGCGCAACAACATAACTAACCATAACAAGATCATCGAACTTTATAAACAAGAACTGACTGAAAAGTAGTTGACAATGTCAATGAATGTTGTATACTAGGTTTACGGACGAAAGCGGATGCTGCGGATACGTCCCATGGTCATTGAGACTCAGTGCAGCGAGTAGTCCACCACTTAACTAGGGAGGATGTATGAAATATCTAATCGCGGTCTGGGCACTTGTGTCCGCTGGAGTTGTATACGCACAGTGCTATTCACATAGCTATCAAGCTAACGGCAGGTTCGTATACTGCACCACGTGTTGCGACCCTTACGGTAGTAACTGCAATACGTTTTGTAATTGAGTTGTGGAAAGCCCAGCGGGAGGTGGCGCTAATAACATCCGCAGTGGGGGCTAGGGTTATCCTTTCCGTGTAGTGCTTTTTCCTAGTGACCCCACACCATAACTATAGGAGCTAGCATGGACATAACAGACTTCCCAGCAGATAAGCTGGCTGAGTTGTATTTGAAAATACGAGATAAGCGTGATGAGCTTACGAGGCAGTACGAAGAAAAGCACCGCGAACTAAATGATCAGCTCGAAGTTTTATCCGAAGAGATGTTAGAGCTATGCAAAGAGAATGGTGCAGACAGCATAAGAACCCCAGTTGGCACAATCATACGCAGCGTGGCTACACGCTACTGGACTAACGATTGGGACTCTATGTATGAGTTCATCAAAGAAAACGATGCGCACGGGCTGCTGGAACGGCGCATTCATCAGAGCAACATGAAGCAGTTTGTTGAAGAGAACCCTGACAAGTTCCCACCGGGAATGCTGGCAGATAGTAAGTACAAAATTGTCGTCCGTCGTGGGCGTAAATAAAGGAGCTATTTATATGAGTAACGAAGTATCTATCTTTAAGAACCGTGACCTTGCTGTAGCTGGCAAGAAATCACCAAGCGCCCTGACTCAATCGCTGATGAAGGGTGGCAGTAAACTAAAGCGCATATCGCCACGTGCGGGTAAGTTTGTACGTATTGTGAACGGTGATGCAGCTGGCAAGATGAACCCGCCAATGCGTGTAGTCCTAGTTGGTGTGGCGCAAGCATCTGCACAGCGTACGTTCTATATGAAAGCCTACGACCCAAGCGCGGAAGCTGCACCGCCTGACTGCTGGTCGAACGACGGCGTTAAGCCAGATGCCACGGTGAAGGCACCACAGGGTAAGACCTGCGAGACCTGCCCACAGAATATCAAGGGTTCAGGTCAAGGTAGCACCCGTGCTTGCCGCTTCGAACGCCGCATCGCTGTTGTCTTACCGGATGAAGTAGGTAGCAACAACCAAGGCGATGTGTATCAGGTTAAGCTTGCATCCAAGTCTATCTTCGGTAAAGGCGCTGGGCAGTTGTTCCCATTGAACGCTTACATCGATTACGTTATTGCTAACGGTGAGAACATCGACGGCGTCATCACAGAGATGAGCTTTGATGAAGATGACAACCAACAGGTGCGATTCCGTGCTGTTGATTTTGTAGCAAGCCATCCAGAGCTGCAATCTGTTGTAGACGAAGCTGTAGCATCTACAGAAGCACAGAAGGCAGTAACTTTAACCGTTGCCGTTGTCGATAAAGGCGGAGACGATAATGACGAGGAGTTTGAAAGCGTCGCTCCTGCTAGCAGGAAGGTGGACAAAGACCCGGAAGCTGATCAAGTGGTTGAACCTACTAAGCGTACGTCGAAAAAGGCGGAAGTCGCAGCAGATGCGTCGTCAAAGAAAAGCCTTGCAGACGTAGTTAATGCTTGGAGTGAGGACGAGTGATGAGTTACGGATACAGCACACACATCGTTCAACTGAACAAGAAGGCCGATGCGTCGTTGCTGGGTGTAATGCTGGGCAGGTTCTGCATAGCTAGTTCTATACCGGTAGTTGCACTTACCGAAAAGCTAGGCATCAGCCGCCAGACTGCTTACAACTGGTTCGTAGGTAAGCGCAACCCACACCCTCGGTATCATGCAGCTATCAACAAACTGCTAAAACGACGTAACTGACGGGGGCCAACTTACCTGTTGGCCCGTTGGGAAGGAGCAATCCTTCCCTTTTTTTGCCCTATATAAAATGACAAACTTTGACCTGCTTGATGCAGTACTAGCACCTGAGGGCTGGTTCGCTGTCGTAGGAATCAAAGGCAAAAAGGTTAAGCAAGAACTTGTACAAACCAGAGAAGAGGTAGATGCGCTAGTAGCTGAATGGGTGGGAGAAGAAAACAACCTGTACTTCGGCTGCGCTAAATTCGAAACGGGAAACAACCGACTAGGTGAGAACGCTAAGTACTTCAAGGCGCTCTGGATCGACATCGACTGTGGAGAAGACAAAGCCGAGAAAGGCGACGGCTACATCGATCAGGCAACTGGTTTACAAGAACTGCAACGATTTTGCCGGACAGTAGGACTGCCCAAACCCATTCTGGTTAACTCCGGCAGGGGTATCCACGCGTACTGGGCGTTCGATACGGTGATAGACAAAGACCGCTGGAAGCCGATGAATGATCGGTTGGCGGAGCTGTGCCGCATCCACAGCTTAATTGCAGACCCCAAGTGCTTTGAACCGGCACGAGTATTACGCATACCGGGCACTCTTAACTTTAAGGATGACCCTGCCAGTACGGTAGAAGTCATAGCCCCGGCACCATTCTATGACCCGGACGAGTTGCGCACCATCATGGGCGTGACTGAGAAGAAGTTCGCCCCGCGTCGGGATATACAGCGCAGTGCATTGACGCTTGCCTTGATGGGCAACAGGGTGGCTAAGTTTAAGACCATCATGCTGCGCTCGGCTAACGGCGATGGGTGCCAGCAGCTAGTGCACTGCTTCCAGAACCAAGACACCATAGACTACAACTTATGGCGCTCGGCCTTATCTATAGCTGCGTTCTGCGAAGAGGGTATCAATGCAGCGCACAAGATGTCGGAGCGGCATCCGGGGTACGACCCTGAAGAAGTCGAGATTAAAGTCAGGGATTTGCAGCGTAAGGGTGGCCCCCACTTCTGCACGACGTTCGAGAAGATGAACCCGTCAGGATGCGAGGGCTGTCCGCATAAAGGTAAGATAACTACCCCTATCGTGCTAGGCAAAGAGATAGCCGAAGCCGAACCAGATGAGGATGGTAACTACGTAGTCGAGACTGAACCAGAAGAAGAGGAAGCACCGGTTACGTACAACATCCCGGCCTTCCCGTATCCGTTCTTCAGGGGTAAGGCTGGTGGTATCTATGCCAAGGGTAAGGACGAAGACGACGAAGAAAAGCTGGTCTACGAGCACGATTTATATGTAGTCAAAACCATGCGTGATCCGGGTGCAGACAACGCTATGTCCGCGCTAATCCGGGTGCACCTGCCTCGGGACGGCATGAATGAGTTCTCGGTTCCGCTTGAGCAAATAGCAGTAAAGGAAGAACTACGTAAGGCGCTGTCGAGGCGCGGTGTCATGGGGTACCCGAAGCAAATGGAGATGCTGGCTACGTTTGTTCAGGCTAGTGTCAAGGAAATACAGTACGCAAAGAAGGCAGAAGTCATGAGATCACAATTTGGCTGGGCAGATAACGACAGCAAGTTCATCGTAGGCGACAGAGAGATCACGGCTGACGGGGTGTATTACAGCCCACCCTCTTCCTATACCCAAGACATCGCGGCATGGATGAAGCCTACTGGGTCGTTAGAAAAATGGAAAGAAGTATTTAACCTGTACAACAGGCCGGGACTAGAACCTAATGCGTTTGCTGCATTTACTGCATTTGGCTCTCCGCTGTTTAAGTTTCTAGGTCTTAACGGCGCGATCATCAACGTCATCTTCCGTAAGTCTGGCTCTGGCAAATCGACCACTTTGTACGTGTGCAATAGCGTGTGGGGGCACCCTGAGCGCTTAGTAGCTATACCTCGTGACACCATGAACGCTCGGATGCACCGGCTTGGGGTGATGAACAACCTGCCGTTCACGATGGATGAGATCACTAATATGAAGGTCGAAGACTTCTCGGACATGTCGTACGCCATGACTCAGGGTCGCGGCAAAGACCGGCAGCGTGCGCAGTCTAACGCCCTGCGGACTAACTTAACATCTTGGCAAAACTTATCTCTGGCCTCGTCTAACGCATCGTTTGAAGAAAAGTTGAGCGCCTTCAAGAACGACCCGGATGGTGAGCTGATGCGCTTCTTGGAGTACGAGATTGGCTACAGCGATGCCATACCTGTGGATGAAGGCAAGGCTATGTTCGACCACCAGCTACGTGAGAACTACGGCTTAGCAGGTGACATCTACGCCCAGTGGCTTGTGTCTAATAAGGATGAGGCAATCCGCCTACTGAAAGCAACCCAAGCCAAGATCGACAAAGAGCTACGCCTATCCCAGCGGGAGCGGTTCTGGTCTGGTTTGGTAGCCTGTAACCTAGCCGGTGGATTGATCGCGCAGAGTATTGGCCTGATCGACTACGACATGCCCCGCATTTATAGCTGGGTGTGTCAGCTTATCCGCACCCTACGTGAGAACACCGAGGCTCCTATCGACAACGCATCCAACGTGATTGGCGACTTCATCAACCGCCACATCCGCAACACCCTCGTGATCAATGGCGAGGCTGACGCTAGAACTAACCTGCTATCCCCACCGCTGCAAGAGCCATACGGCCCC